ATTTTGACATTACATTTCACCAACATAATTAGCAACAGCAGGCATATCTCCTTGAAAGTGATATGTTCCAATGTGTGCTGTTTTCATCCAAGGACATAACCAGATTTGTCCACCCATGTTTCTCCACCATTGACAAAACATATAATCTTCTGATAGATATCTTTCAGATTCTTTATCAATGACTGTATCAAAATAGGCATGAATGTATCTAGTACCATCAAAGTGTGCTTGACCAACATGGTCAGGTTTATATTTTAAGTTTGGATAATGTTCTGCAAATTTAGGGAACACTTCTCTCTTAACCATCATATAACCAGTACCAATTTCCATAACTTCTAGTGGCTCTGTTACTGTAAACTGTGCTGTGCCTTTAACAGGATTGAAAACATAATCACCTGCTACTTTTTCTAAGACACCCAAATCAATATCAGGGTTTTTAGTTAATGCAGTCTTAACTGACTTCCATTTAATTGCTTTCTTAGGGTATGGACCACCAATAACATCCCTATCAAGAGCTAACAAAGCAATAACATCTTTTGGTTGAAAACTAATATCAGAATCAATAAACAATAAATGAGTTGAGTCTGAACGTAAAAATTCATCAACAAGATAATTTCTTGCTCTTGTAATTAAAGATTCATTAAATAAAAATGAGAATTTTATTTGAATACCGTATTGAACGCAAACACCTTGTAAATCTAAACAGGCTTTCATGTATAAACCATGATTCATACCACCGTACATTGGAGTTGCCACAAATAATTTTTTTGCTTGTAGTTCTTCTTTTTTAACTGAAATTTCCATTTTTGCTCCAAGAAAATAAAAAAAGGAGCCACCTTTCGGTGGTCTCCTCAAAGGGCACTAATTAAGCAGTTAGTGAATAACCGGCAGCTAAAGCAGTTCGTACCATTGCCTTAGTTGGTGAACCTAAACGATAGAAAGAAACTTTCTTACCGTCAACACTCTTGGTGTTTGTGTAAATTACGTTACCTTCTTGACGTAATTCATCGATTCGAGCAGCAACGTTGGTGATACCAAAACGTCTTTGTGCTTGCTTAGTGGTGAAAGTGTTATAACCACCTGTTTGCTTGAGTGCAACTAACATCTTCTCTTTTGCTGATAACTTCATATAGAACTCCTTGTTCATAATTTAAAAAATCCTCGCAATTAACGAGTGACACCATCATAACATTATATATGTATGATTGTCAAGCATACCTGTGGTATACTTGATTATCTGCCAACTTGTGTCAGATATTTTGCCTTGGTTTCTTCCCAAGATAAGTATATCAAGTCATCATAGAACAATGTTTCATATGAAACTGTATTCTTTTTCTTCAACATTGATATACGGCCTTTAGCATATTTGGTTTTCCAAATATTCGTCAAGGCTTCCAAACTAGTATCGAAAGACTTTACTAGTTTATCATCACCAATCTCCTTGCGGAGATATTCGCTGGTGTTGTCATAAAGAGGAGAGAAATAGATTCCTCTTTGATGTTCTGTTCTGGTTAATTCTTTTGGTATGCCAAGTTTAGGATAAGCAAAGTGTAATGACCTATTTTTATGGTCACGTTTCAATGGCAGTCCTTGTTTATTCTTGGCTTCCCACCACTCAAAATATTTTCTTGTATGGTTTTCTTTAATCCAATTAAATATCATTTTCTTAGTTGCTCTTGATGGTTCAAATGCCACGGATCCAGAGGAGAAACCCATTTTATTCCAATGTTCTAATCCATCATATTGAGAAAGACCATTAGACTTAGTATTGCCATAAAGAGAAGTAGTTGTAACTCCGACCAAGACATCTCCATATCTTTCCTTCCAATCGTTTTGAACTGTATCAGCAAGACATAATAATGCCAATAACTTTCCACCCATATAATTATAACCAAGGGGCTGTAATGGAACAATCGTGGACCCAATGGCAGTATGATTAATCATGCCTTGTGAAGTCTTAACATCTCTCGACCATCCGATTGCATTATCTCTCGGAGTCAAGTCCAGAAAGTCTGAGGAGATACAGATAACACCAAGATATTTGCCTGATACTTTATCGGTAAGAATGTAAAATAGATTACGACCAATGTTAGAATTGTTCTTCATTGTGGAAGAAAAGGTACGAATGGCATTCCATCTCTCTGCTTCAGGTCCATTTGAAAGAACCATAATTGGTTGTAACTTTTCATAATCATCCGGATCTTTTGGTGTCCAGAAATTGGCTTTAACTTCGTTAATCATATCTCTTTGGCTAGGATCAACCATTTGCATTTCTTGACCCCACAAAGTGGAAACTTCGTGTTGTGGATATCGTTCTTTTACTTCACACCATTTTTGATATAAAGTATACTCACGTACATCCATTTGAGAGGCATATGTTAAGTCCTCAATTAGGACTTTCTTCATTACATCTTCATCAATGTGTTCAAATTTTTCAGCAGGATTTTTTTCTTGCCAAGTTTGCCATTGCTCTTCTACATATTCAATAGGAGTTGCCATTATTTCATTTTCATCTTTTTCATTAATTTACTTCTTTTTTGTAAACCAGATTGCAATGCCATTGGTTTAGTTTTACTAGTATACACTATTCCATTCATGTGGTCAAGCTCATGTTGAAAACAACGAGCAGATATGCCAGAAAAAGTGGCACCTTTCCATTCTCCATTAAAATCTTGGTAACGAACTCCTATTTCTGCCGGACGAGTAATTCTTAAACCTAATAATGGAAAAGAAAGGCAACCTTCAATCATGTGGTTTTCTTCTTTTGATATATTAATAATTTCAGGATTAAAGAATGCCACATAATCATCATTGGTACCCATTACAAAAACTCTATATTTAAATCCGCATTGGTTGGCAGACAACCCATAACCACGATAATATTTACAACTTTCTACCAAAGTAGAAGCAAACAAACTAGGATTAACCGGCGGATTATTAAAATCAAATTCTGGCATAACTTCAGTTAAAATTAAATCGGTTTCTGGCACCAATTTAAAAATGTTAATTTGTTTTTTTGGTTCAGAAATTTTTACCGCATCTTCGGTATTAAACGTAATTATATCACTCATTTTGCCACCTGACTAAAATTATTTTTCTTTTCAAATTTAATAATTGACCTGAATTTATCAAACAACTGGTCGCCCTTATGGGATATGACAAATATATTTGTGTCGTTACCCATTTCATGAATCAACTTCAAAAACTCCTCTGTGCCAACACCATCTAATGATGAATCAAACACTTCATCAAGTATCAACAGATTAGTATTGGTAGAATTCTTTAACTTGGCTATCTGTCGCCATGTAAACAATAGTGCCAAGTCAATACGCATCTTCTCACCTTCTGAGAAATTAGCATAACTAAACTCATCACGGTGTCTTGATTTAATTGTTTCTTCAAACGATTCATTGATATTGAAGTTCACAAAGAAATCCATGGCCGTCAAATACTTATTAATCAATTTATTCATAATAGGTAAGTATTGACGAATAATCTTAGTCTTAATGCCAGTATCTTTTAGTAGGTTGCCGGCAAATTCATAATATTGTTTCTCTGATGCCAATTGCTCTTGTTTGGTAACCAATGTAGCCAGTTCTGTTTTAAGTTCTTTTAACTTGGCATTTTCTTCTTCTAGATTATCTTTACGATTAGATAACTCGTTAATTTCACTTTGTAACTTACCAATAAAATTATTAACGGCTGTGATAGTTGAATTATGTTTTACAACTTCGTTATTGTGTGCTTGTATGTGTTGTAGTATCTTTTGTATGGCATCAATTCTATCACTTGTTTCTACAATTTGTTTTGCAATGTCCGTTAATGCATCATTAACTTCAACCTTAGTTCCGTTTAATGTGGTAATTTGTTGTTCTCTAAACTCTTGGTTGATGCCTTGTTTGCAAGTAGGACAATCACTATTATCGTGATAGAATCCTACCTCTTTTTCAATCTTCTTCAAACGAGATTCTAATTTAGATTCTAGATGAACCAGTTTGCCACTCTTTTTTTGCATGGCCATTTGATCCGAAATCTTACTGTTTAATACATCAATATGTTTTTGGATCAATTCAATGTCTTTGGTTAATTTTTTAACCTGTTCTTCTGAGTCGGCAATATCTTTTTGTTTTTTTTCAATCTCAGCATTATTATGTTTACGGTGTTCTTCAATACTTTGTTTTTGAAAGTTAATCTTTTCAGATGTTAAATCCATTTCATATTTGTTTTTGGTAGAAGTATCTTTAATGACAGCCATCTTCTCTTTGACTACACCATTCATAGATGAAAAGATTTGAATGTCCAGTAAGTCCTCAATGATTGCTCGTCTATCTGCTGGAGATAATTGCATAAATGGAACAAATGAAGCCGAACCAAGAATCACCACTTGAGTAAACGATTTATAATTTAATTTGAGAATAAATTTTTCTAAGTGTTCTTGATAATCTTTGGCTTTAGCATCTTGGTCAACCAGTATGCCATTACAATATACCTCAAATGTATTTGGTTTAATACCACGAATTACTTTGTATTGTTTTTTACCAATAGAAAATTCAATCTCAACTATACAATCTTGTTGATTGATGGAGTTAAGTAATTGTGGTTTATTGATTTTACGAAATGGTTTACCAAAGAGACCAAAACACAAGGCGTCTAGTATTGTAGATTTGCCTGCACCATTATTACCAATGATAAGTGTATTTGGTGATTTGGTTAGATTGATTTCAGTAAAGTTTAATCCTGTTGAAAGAAAATTCTTCCAACGGACTTTTTCAAATTTAATCATGCCTGTTCTTGGTTCAATGCCTCAACATATAATTCACGCATTACTGTTTTCAGCTTTTCATTATCAATATGTTCTTCTTGAATACCATCTACAAACTTATTAATAATTGTGATGGTATCTTCTGCTTGATTTATCATATCATCTTCTACACCTTCTGTCAAGTCTGTAAAGTCCTCGGCAATAGTAATATCAACAGGATTTACATTATACAGGTTATTCATCATTTTGTCAAACAGATAGGGGTTTGTTTTATTGATTACCACCACTTTAACATAGGTATTGGTGTATTTGCTTAAATCTTTATTGGTAATCTCGGTAATTGATTCCACTTTATCATCATAAGTGATTTTGTGGAACATAACATTTGGATTCTTTACAAAATCAAGACTCCGATTGCTAAGGTCAAAAAGATGAAAGCCTCTAGGATCATTATAATCTTGCCAAGTAAGTTCATACGGGTTTCCAAGATAGTGAATACCGTCAGCTGAACTCCTATGATGATAGTGACCACTAAAAGTAAAATCGAACTTTCTAAATAACTCACGACTTAATCCTTCCTGGCTTGGCATGCCACGATACATGGCAAAACCGGCAATTTCAAAATGGCCCATACAGATTTGCGCATCTGTATTAGACATCTCAGAAATGGCATCATTATGGTTTTGAGGACAAATCCAAGGAATCATACAGATTGGATATTTTTCATTATTCAACCAAATTGTTTTTGGACTTGATATTACATTGATGTTACTATACTCTTGTAATAACAAATCAACCGAATTTACATCGTTGGTATTTTTAAAATAGGTATCATGGTTGCCAGCCAACATATGTACTTGAATACCTTTGGCATATAATTTATCAAAAAACATCTCTCTTGTGCGTTTAAGTGTAAAGAAGTTTACATACTTTCTACGGTCAAATGTATCACCCAAAATAAGAACAGTATCAATGCCATGTTTTTCGAGAGTTGGGAAAAAAGTATCACGATAAAATTTCTCATAATAATCTAAAAAATGAATTGAATCATTACGAGCACCAAAATGTTGATCGGTTATAATTGCTGTTTTCATTTATATAATACTTTCTATACCAAATTTTTCTTTTGCCACTTTATTAGTTTCTGGATGACCAGCACTTCGGCAATCAAATTGTCTACACGATCTTGGTCGATGGTCATAGATTGAACACTGGCCATCAATAAACATTGAACATCCTCCAGTAGGAGATTTTTTAAACATTGCCGCAAGTGGTCCAACATTAGGATTTTCCAAAATCATGTTTTTATCTGGTTGTATAAGACTTAGAGGATAACGGCCTGACGATACTTCTTCAGGAGTTAAAAATGGTGTTAATATTTCACAACATCTTGTACAGCTTCCACAAGGAACATCAGATATGGGAGCGCCGCTATCAATTGATGTTAAATTAATATTAATAATTTTATACTTATTTTCTTTCAATATCTTCTTCCTCACATTTTTCACCATACTGAATCTCTACAATTTTTAAAGGTTCATTTGAATTGTTTTGTAATTGGTGCCACACACCAATTGGTACATGTACAGTATTATGTTTATAGTATGTATTTTTTGATTTTGAACTAGGTCTTTGTTCGATGACGGTTGCTTCACCTTCAACAATATGCCAATGTTCATTTCTATATTGATGCTTTTGCATTGTTAAAGATTGACCAGGATCCACAATTAATTCCTTAACTTTTGTATTTGGTGTTTCATATAATACACGATAGAATCCCCAAGGTCTTTTTGTTTTAGGAGATTTCCATTCGTTCAATAAATTTGAAGAAGAATTTAGCTTGATTTGACCACCAACACCAAAAACAAATTCAACACCATCAACAGACATTTCTGGTATGTTGTCTTTAGTTCTATCACCGCCATTTGCGAATATGAATATAGTATTGTTATCACGCCATGTTTTCTTTACTGTATTCAATAGTTTAATTGCACTATCATCTGTGTCGTCAAAATTAACAACATAGTCAACAGATTTAAGTGCTTTTATTATTTTAGACCGGTCGTGCCAATTCATAAAGGCTTTGCCTTTTTTACGAATCAACCACTCATCACTATTAATACCAACAACAAGAATGTCGCCAAGGCTTTTGGCTTCATTCAAATAAGCAATATGGCCAGAATGTAGTGGATCAAATCCACCAGATACAACAATAATCTTTTTAGTTTCGGTTTGGTTTTCTGTGGTCAATGTTGTCATAATATTTAATTTCCAATATAGAATCTATGGGTTGTTTAATACCAAATACAGCCACTTCTTCAAATTTATCAAATTCTTTTGTCATAATATAATCTTCTAATAAGTAGGTTACCTTATACAATATATTCTCCTAAAATTATATGTTTACCGTTGGTGTATTAGGATCATTCTCATCGTAGAATTTAATTTCAAATAAACAATCTTTGTTTATTTTTTTGGCAAAGTCCAGTGACTCTCTATGAGTTTTAAACCATTTAAACAGTAAAACATCTTTTTTATCCAAAGCTGGATAATATGTAACTTTGTACATTATACTACTCTCCTAAAAATTTTTCAATACCTTTTGATTTCTTTACCACTTGTTTTTTGGCTTTCTTTGTTTTTTCATAAGTTTCTATAAATTCGGCTATGTTATCATATAGTTCGAACTGTTTGGTTGTACCATCTTCAAACTCCATCATTTCCATTTCATCTAAAATACCCATTTGTTCTGTAGCTTTATACTTTACATACGTTTGTTTCTTTTCTTTACCTATTCTTCGTAAAAAGGCAAAATAGATAATTTGTGTAAAGTAGGCAAAGGGGTTCTTTGATTTAGCTGGATCAAAGTTGTCAAAATACTGTAAACAATTTTCTATACCATCTGACATCATTTCATCACGGTAAGTATAGTTAATAAAATTAGGTTTATGGGATAGTCCTTCTGCTATTTTCATAAAGCACTCACCAATATAGTTTGGTATGGCAGGTTTAGGTTTCTTTTCCTTCTTGGCCTGTTTACAGGCCTCTTTGTAATCTACTAGTGCTTTTAAAAAATCTGCATTGTTTATATAATGTTTTTGTTTAGTTGTCATATTTGCCACATAATGTTATTGACATCCGCTTGACAGATGTGTATAGTCGAGTATGTCCTTGGTTAAAAGTATTAAAGGTCTAATGTAATAGATTACCGTCATGGTTTAAATCTTGAAAATGTTCTAAAGCTTCATCTATTTCTTCATCACTCATCTCTTGAACCATTTTTTTAGCTTTTAGTAAATCTTGTATTTTCTTTATTGTGTTCACATAATACTCACAAAAATCATCAGCAGGATCAATTACACAAAGTATATCTTGTTTTTCCAACACAGTTTCGTTTTTTTTAATTAATTGAATAGGCAACCAATGTTTCATCACAAGGCCAAGTTCTCGACCTTGAAATTCTAAATCAACACACATTGGTTCACTAATGTCATATGCATTCATGCCGTTGGCAGTTAATTGCCCAACAATATCTTCACCATTCTTTAACCTGACTATTTTTATATTGTTCATTTTTTTAGTCCTATTTTGTATATTTTGAATGGGAACCTCTCCTCATTATATATCTTAGTTCTTTCCAAAAAATGTTTCAATGTATAATTCATATGTTTTTTATATCTAAGGTCATCTGCTATGTCGTATAATGTGGCTATTTCTTTGCCATCACTCTGTCGTAAGCCTCGTCCAATGCTTTGCAAAGTGCGTATACTCGATTTTGTTGGCATCGCAAATATAATGTTATGCAAATTCCTAATATTAATACCAGTGCTAAAAGTCCCAAAAGAAGCCACAATAATAGCATCGTTTTCTATCTCCATAATTTTTCGTATTTCCTCACGGTCAGTAGTTTCAGTACCACCATAAATGAAGAACACTTTTCTATTACTAATGTTTTTGGTGTTCTTTATCATATCATACAGGATACGACCATGTTTGTCAACCATTTGAAAAAGTATAAGAGTATTTTTGCCTAAGCTAACTGCAAGATTCTTAATAAATTTATTTCTTGATTCATGTGAAATGAGATATTCAATTTCTTCTTGGTATGTTTTATCTTTTGCCTTTAAGCATTCATCATCGGTATGTTTTAAAACTAAACATTTAATTTCAAAATTTGAGAGTTGTTGTTTATCAATTAATTCTTTTGTACTAATAACTTTTTTGACCGTACCAAATAAACCCTCTAATACCAGTTTGTGTGTTTTGGTACCATC